ACAGTTACAAATGGTGATTATTTTGGACATTCTCTTGGTACGTATATATCAATTGATGACCCTAATGAAATTATACGTATACAAAGTGAGGGCAATGTATTTATAGGTGATGATGACTGGGTTGGATATGGCAATGGTACACATATAGAGGTTAATGATATTGGTTTACAGATAAGTATGAGTGCTACTAATGGAGTTGTAGTAAGTACATTGTCTACTGGAACGTCTATTGATGTTGGTGCTGATGCTAATGGTAAATTACAATTACATACATCAGATTATAGATTAAAAAAGAATATAGAACCAATATCAAACGCACTTGATAAAGTTTTACACATGGATGGTGTAAGTTTTAAGTGGAAAACAGAAGAAGAAGGTAATGATTATTATCGTGGTGGTGATAAGAGACAAATCGGTTTGATTGCACAACAAGTTGAAAAATATGTACCAGAAGTAGTATTTCAAAAAGATGGTTATTATGGTATGAATTATACACCAATAGTAGCTTTATTAGTTGAAGCTATAAAAGAACAACAACCACAAATAGATGAGTTAATAGAAAAATTAGATAAATTGGAAAAGAATAATGGGTAATTTAAGTAAAAGTGGAATAACTTCTGGTAATACATTCAATTCTTCATATTTAAGTGATTTATATGATTTTTTCACTGGAACAACCTCGTATGATAACATAAATCTTGCTGAATGGGATTATATTAATGCAGGTGGTAATAAAGGTGAAGGTGGTTTTGGTTTTAAAAATAATAGTGGTACTATTCAAGTTAAAACTGGTCGTGATGCTACTTGGGGTGATATAGCCGCAGGAGAAATTAAACCAAGTGGTAGTGCTGGTTCTATTGTTTATAATGATAGTACTTCTTTTGGAGCGGATGATAGATTTTATTTTTCTCCTTCTCCTGCAGTATTTCAAGTTGGTGATACTGGTAATAGTTTTACACAAACCAAGATTAGTATGTCGGATGATACTGGGTTATTAGAGTTAACAACTATAAATTATATAGTACAAGGAGACCCGGAAGGTGATTCACTTGGTACGTATATGTCAGTTGATGATGTTAATGAAGTAATAAGAATACAGTGTGAAGGTGAAACATTTATTGGAGATAATGATTGGATTGGATATGGTAATGATACACATATAGAAGTTAATGATGTTAAACAACAAATTAGTATGAGTAGTACTTTGGGTGTACAAGTTGGTAGTTTAAGTACAGGTGGTGCTATTAATGTTGGTGCGGATGCACATGGAGCTATGAATACATTTGTTTCTGATTATAGATTAAAAAAGAATATAGAACCAATAGAATCTGCTTTAGATAAAGTTCTTAGTATGACTGGTGTTAACTTTGAATGGAAAAGTAAAGAAGAATGTAATGACCATTTTGCAGGAGGAACAGGAAAACGCATAGGTTTGATAGCTCAAGATGTTGAAAAGGTGGTTCCAGAAGTAGTATTTCAAGAAGGTGAATATTATGGTATGAACTATTCACCACTGGTATCGTTGTTAGTAGAAGCAGTAAAAGAAAGACAGAAACAAATTGATAATCTGGCAGAAAGACTCAATAAATTTGAGTAATGATATTTATATATAGGAAAATACCATTTACAGGAGTTAAAAATGTTAACAAAATTTGAAGATATTATAGAAGTGGTTTTAGAGCACGAGGGCGGATATGTAAACGACCCTAAAGACCCTGGTGGCGAAACAAACTTTGGTATTGCAAGGCGTTCACACCCTGACGTAGATATTGCTAATTTAACTAAAGAGGGTGCTAAAGAAATATATTATCAAAATTATTGGATGAAAAATAGAGTTCCACAAATGCCAGATGATTTAAAACATATTTATTTCGATATGTGTGTAAATCAAGGTCGTGGTAGAGCCGTAAAAATATTGCAAAGAGCGGCTAACGCTAAAGGAGCTAATTTAAAGGTTGATGGTGGTTTAGGCCCAAAGACAATTGGTGCTTTAGAAGGTGTTGAGTTAGATAGAGTACGGGCATATCGTGTTAAGTATTATGCTGATTTAGTAACAAGAAAACCAGACTTAGAAAAATTTTACTTTGGTTGGTTTAGGAGAGCATTGGAAGTTTAATGTTAAGAAAACTTTTAAAAGAAATAATAAAAATTGAACTTCGAGAGTTCCTTGAAGATACAGGAAAGCTTTGTGTTGTTTTAATGGGATTACCTGCGGCTGGAAAGTCAACTTGGATTAATAATGAAGCAAAAACTTATATACCAGGATTTACGGGATATAGTGTAACTAATTCCGATGCACAAGTACAAGCTTTACAATATGATACTGCAATGTTACATTATCAACATTTAATGAAGGAGATAAGTAGTGAAAGAAGTTTTCAAGAGTTTATACTTCAGACAACTTATACTTCTAATAGAGGTAAACAAATAAGTTTACCAGTTGATTATGGATGGTGGGAAGAAAATAAGAGTAGGGGTGCTAGTTGGTATTATAAACAATTATATAAATCATATTATGCGTCATATTTTGATATAAGAGATATAGCAAAGAAATATGAAAAGGATTTATTTAATACTAAGGTACATAAAGCTGGTAACATACTTGTTATAGATACAGTAGCTTCGAAACCACCAAAAATTTTAGGTAGATTGAAACAAACTCGTAAAGAAGGATATCATAATATTATTGTTTATTTAGAAATACAATCAGATTTAGCCGTTGCAAGAGATAAGTGGAGAGAAAAAAATGTAGGTAGGGGTGTAGGAGCATCTATAATTGATAATTACGCTAAAAATATGAGTTCTGCGTACAGGGTTTATGCAAAAGAAGGAAAAGATGATAGTGGTTTAGTTGATAGATTAATGTATTTTAAATGGTTTCCAGCTGGAACATCACCAATTAAGGGTGTTTGGAAAAAATTAGAAGATAAACGATATTCTATTAAAAGAAAATTAAAAAAATTGAGGGAGAAATAAGTTGAACGGAATGCAAAAACTCGTTGAGAGTGTTGTTCGAGCTACTTTAGACGAAGCACCAAAGAAAATAGAACAAGTAGTTGGTGTTTATGTTGGTAGATTTCAACCATTTCATGCTGGTCATTTTAACACTTATAATGAAATGGTTAAAGAATTTGGTAAGTCCAATGTTTTCATAGCTACATCTAATGTAAGTGGTGGTGACAGACATCCATTCAATTTTAAAGAGAAACAAAAAATTATTAGTAAAATGTATGGTATAAAGAAGAGTTCTATTGTTCAAGAAAAAAATGTTTATTCACCAGTTAATATTCTATCCAAGTTTGATTCAGAAAGTACTGCATTAGCCGTAGGCGTTGGTCAAAAAGATGGTAGTAGACTTGGTGGCAAGTATTATAAGAAATTTACTGGAAAAAATATGAAGGGTTTTGAGGATGAGGGCTATATTTATATAGTACCAACGTTTAAGTTAAAAGTTGGTGGTACTAATATAAGTGGAACGACAGTTAGGAAGTTATTGGGTTCGCCTGATATAGATGAAAATAAAAAGAAGAAGTTATTTAAGGTTATTTTTGGTAAGTTTGATAGTTCAATGTATGATTTTATAACTAATAGAATAATGTTCGACCATAAAGAACCGAAAGGTATACTTTTGACTAAAGAAATTGTAACTAATTTTTGTGTTGAAAATGATGTACAAAAAATGATACAAGAGTCTTCTACAATTAAGACTACTAATTTGAAGGGAGGTAAAGTGGAAGGTGGTGGAGCTCCAGATGATGGGCCAGGAACATTTTATAGAAGTTTTTCAGACTATTATAGAGTATCTAAAGATGCAGTACCTTGGTTTATGCAAAAAACTGGTTGGTCTGTTGTTGAATTTATGATAAAAGATAAAGAACCAGAAGTTTTAGACCCGGATATTGATTTTACTATGATTGAAGACCCAGTATCTAATGTTACATTTGGACGAGTTGGTTCTATACCAGGTAGTAAACACGCCTCAAGGGATTATTTACAAAGGTTAACAAGTATATCAGAAAGACTTGGTTGGGAAATACTTAAATGGATGCATCAAGATGGTAAAGGAGTTGAGATATCACAAAAACCAACAGAAGAATATGGTAAAGGTAAAACCGCATGGTCTGTTAAAGGAACTAAAGGTAAAAAAGCTAAATTAAAAGAAAGAATTGATATTGTAGATGATGTAAAAAGGTTAATGACAGAAGGTGGAGCGTATGGACATTTATCACATCCATTTGATGATAATAACTTAACATTCAGAGACTTTAAAACAATGATTGTTAATACACTACAAGGTAACCTTAGTAAAGAAAAACCAGCTACAGAAAAGACAGATGGTCAGAATATAATGATAAGTTGGAGAAATGGTAAACTTATAGCGGCTAGAAACAAAGGTCATTTGATGAATAAAGGTGCTAGTGCATTAACTACGGCGGGTATTAGTAAAATGTTTGCAGGTAGAGGTGATTTGCACAAAGCTTTTGCAGGAGCTATGAGAGATTTAGAAGATGCTATAGGTGCTCTTAGTGATAAACAAAGAGATAAGATTTTTAAAGAGGGTGAACAATTTATGTCTTTGGAAATTATCTATCCAAAAACAGCAAATGTGATTCCATATGAAAAATCATTATTGATATTTCATGGTGTACTTCAATATGATGATAAAGGAAATGCAATAGGTGACTATTCTCAATTTGCAAGAATGTTAACTGGTATGATTAAACAAGTTAACAAGGATGTACAAACTCAATATAAAATAGAATATCCACCAGTTGTAGAATTACCAAAAGTAAAGGACTTTTCAAATCGTAAAAAATTCTATCTTGGTAAATTAAACACTTTACAGAAAAAATATAAGTTAAAACCTAATAATACATTGGGCGACTACCATCAAGCTTTTTGGACAGACTATATTAACAAAGCTTTAAAGAGAACTAAGACTAAATTACCAGAGAGTATGTTTATTAGATTAGTTAAAAGATGGGCATTTTTTGATAAGTCATATAAGATTCCACAAATTAAAAAGGATATGAAAAGTTTTCCAAAATTTTTAGATTGGGTTTTAACTACTGATAAAGAAGACCATAAAGCAAAATTTAAAGAAAATATCACACCTTGGGAAGAATTGTTTTTAGGACTTGGTACAGAAATAATGTTAAATATGACACAATTATTGACTGCTAATCCAGATACAGGAGCTCAAAAAATCAAAAAGGATATAGAAGATACTATAAAAGCGGTTCAAAGTAGTGGTGATTTAAATTTAATAAAAAAATTAGAAACTCAATTAAAAAAATTAAAATCAATAGGCGGATTTGGTGCTATAACTTCAACAGAAGGTATAACATTTACCTTTAATAATAAGTTATATAAATATACTGGTACTTTTGCACCAGTTAATCAAATCTTAGGTTTATTAAAATACATATAGGATAATTATGGCAGGATATAGTAAAGAGTCGGAAAGACAAAATAAAGCATTACAATCTATTATAGATGGTGATACTCCAGAAAGAAGAGTAATGGTTGGATATAATCCAGTAAAAGAAAAACATGGTGATATACAAAGTCATTTAACTGATGTAATGAAAGATGTTAGAATGCCTTGGTTTTGTCCAGAGTGTGATAAGACGATGAAGATAAAACTGGATGATAAAATGTGGAGATTGTTTGGACATTGTTTTGATTGTCAAGTAAAAATTGAAACTAAACTTCGTATTGAGGGAAAATATGAAGAATGGGCTAAAAAGAAAGTTTTGTTGAATCAACGTTCTTTTGTAACTGAACAATTAGAGAGTGTTGAAGAATGGAAAAATCAAGGAGATGTAACTTTTTATAATCAGGTTAATCCAGATGGTCATTCTGTAGAAAAGGAAACTTGGAGTACAGATAAAGAACAATTAGAAAAACTTGCAAAAGAGGCAACGGATAATTATACTGATTTATTAGAAAAAATTAATTTAGAATTATCAGAATTAGATAATGAAGGAGTAAAAGATGGCAGTAACATCAATAGCTGAGTTGAAAACTAAAATACAAACTCTTAGTGGTAATAAGAGGGAAAATTTACGTAATTCAACTTATTTGTCAACAATAGCAACAGAATTACAAACTGAAGTAGTACAGTTGGAAGCGTCAGGAAGTGATGCAGATTTAATTTCTCAAGCTAAAACATACTTGACTAAAATACAAACACAATATACGAGTTCAATATCATAAATGAGTAACTCAAAAGACTTAAAAAAGTTAATTAGGTCTGAGTATGTAAAATGTGCTAAAGACCCAGTATACTTTATGAAAAAGTATTGTATGATACAGCATCCAATAAAAGGTAAAATACCATTTCATCTCTGGGACTTTCAAGAAAAGACATTAAATGATTTTAAAGGTCATAAACTTAATGTAATTCTTAAAGCAAGACAATTGGGTATGTCTACTTTAACGGCAGGATACTCATTGTGGATGATGACATTTCACGAAGACAAAAATATTCTTGTTATAGCTACAAAACAAGATACAGCTAAAAATCTTGTAACTAAAGTTCGTGTAATGCATGCTAATTTACCAACATGGTTGAAACAAAGCTGTGTGGAAGATAATAAATTGTCATTAAGATATAGAAATGGTTCTCAAGTTAAAGCTGTAGCAAGTTCAGACGAAGCCGGTCGTTCAGAAGCATTATCATTACTTGTTCTTGATGAAGCCGCTTTTATTGATAACATTGATACAATATGGGCAGCGGCATCACAAACATTATCTACAGGTGGTCAATGTATTGCATTATCTACACCAAATGGTGTTGGTAATTGGTTTCATAAAACGTGGATAGAAGCGGAAGATGGTTTAAGTGGATGGAACTTTATAAAGTTACATTGGACAATACATCCAGAACGAGGTGAGGAATGGAGACAAAAACAAGATACTTTATTAGGGCCTTCATTAGCGGCACAAGAATGTGATTGTAGTTTTATAACATCTGGTCAAACAGTAATAGATGGTATGATTATAGAAGAATATAGAGAAACTCAAATTAAAGAACCAATAGAACGTAGAGGATTCGATTCAAATATGTGGATTTGGGAGTATCCAGATTATTCTAAAGATTATATTGTTAGTGCAGATGTTAGTAGAGGTGATGGTTCTGATTTTTCTGCGTTTCATGTACTTGATATTGAACAAATGAAACAAGTTGCCGAATATAGAGGTAAAATTGGAACTAAAGATTTTGGTAATATGTGTGTTAGTGTAGCTACAGAATATAATAAAGCTTTGTTGATTGTTGAAAATAATAATATTGGTTGGTCTGCTATACAAACTATAATAGATTCAGAATATCCAAATTTATTTTATACATCAAAAGATTTAACATATGTTGATACGGCTAGACAAATTACAAATAGATATCGAAGTGCTGATAGAAATATGGTGCCTGGATTTAGTATGACACAAAAGACAAGACCACTTGTTATTGCTAAATTAGATGAATATTTTAGAGAAAAATCGGTTAATATAAGTTCTCAGAGATTAATTGATGAGTTATTTGTATTTATATATAAGAATGGTAAAGCCACAGCTATGAGTGGTTATAATGATGACCTTGTTATGAGTTTAGCAATTGGTTTATGGGTCAGAGATACTGCATTAAGATTAAGAGCAGAAGGCATAGAATTAACAAAACGTTCATTAGATTATTTTCAATCACATCAAGCTATATATGATACAGATGTTGAAAACGAAAATGACTCTTGGAAAATGGATGTTGGTAAAGAAAAAGAAGATTTAACTTGGTTAATAAAATAATAAGAGGATAAAATGGCAGATACAAGTTTAAGAAGTAGATTAAAAAGACTATTTTCAACAAATGTGATTGTAAGGCATGCTGGTGGAAAGACTTTAAAAGTAGCTGACACAAATAGAGTACAAGCTATAAATAAAGATATCACCGATAGATTTACGAAATTATATACAAACATGACAAATATAGGGTATGGTACTAAAAATAGTATGTTTCAATCATCGCAACGAATTGGTCTGTTTCAAGATTATGAAACAATGGATGCAGACCCAATAATATCATCAGCTCTTGATATCTATGCAGATGAATCATCAATGCGGTCTGAGTATGGTCAAATATTAGAAATACATTCGGAAGATAATAATATTAATGATATTTTACAAAATTTATATTATGATATTATTAATATAGAGTTTAATTTATGGCCATGGATTCGTAATATGTGTAAGTATGGTGATTTCTTTTTACAACTTGACATTCATGAAAAATATGGAATTACAAATGTAGTACCATTATCTGCATATGATATTACCAGAGTTGAAGGAGAAGATGAAACTAATCCACATTATGTGAAATTTATTTTGGAAGGTGGACAAAGTTTACATACATATAAAGCTGGTAAAGTTGACAATGAATTTGAAAATTATGAGATAGCACATTTTAGACTTTTATCAGATAGTAATCTATTACCATATGGTAAGTCTATGGTTGAAGGTGCTCGTAAGGTTTGGAAACAATTGTCTCTTATGGAAGATGCTATGTTAATTCATAGAATTATGAGAGCACCAGAAAAAAGAATTTTTAAGATTGATATTGGTAATATACCACCAAATGAAGTTGATAATTATATGCAACGTATTATTAATAAGATGAAAAAAGCACCAGTTATAGATAAAGATACAGGCGATTATAATTTAAAATATAATATTCAGAATTTAACTGAAGATTTTTTCTTACCAGTACGTGGTGGAGATAGTGGAACTGAAATAACTGAAGCTCCTGGATTATCATATGAAACAGTAGATGACATTGATTATTTACGAAACAAATTATTAGCGGCATTAAAGATACCTAAAGCGTTTCTTGGTTATGAAGAAGAGTTGAATGCAAAAGCAACTTTAGCAGCAGAAGATGTTAGATTTGCTCGTACTATTGAAAGAATTCAAAGAATTGTTGTTAGTGAGTTAACAAAAATTGGTATTGTTCATTTATATTCACAAGGATATTGTGATGCAGACCTTGTTAATTTTAGTTTACAGTTGACAAATCCATCTATGATATATGAACAAGAAAAAATAGAGTTGTGGTCAAGTAAAATTGATTTAGCTGGAACTATGAAAGATAATAAAATATTATCAACGGAATTTGTGTATGATAAAATTTTTGGATTTTCAGACCAAGAAAAAGCAACTGTAAGACAACAACTTATTGATGACCAAAAACGACAATTTAGATATGAAGCTATTGAACAAGAAGGTACAGACCCAGCCGCGGAAGGTGGCCCTGGAGAGGATGAGTTTGGTGAAGATGATTTGGAATCGCCAACTGATGATGGTATGTATAGAACTGGAGATGAACTTGGACCAGAAGGTGGTTCACCAGAAGGTGGATGGAAAGGTGCAGGCAGACCAAAAAAACCAGCTAAATTTGGTAAGGATGGTTCGGCTAGAGGAAGAGACCCACTTGGAGTTGTTGATATGAAAAAAGGTGGTTCGTCATTAGCTTTAGCTCACTTTGAGAGGTTGAAAAAGTCAATGGGAAAGAAAGATTTACAATTATTACAAGAAACAAATTCTTTAGAAGAAGAGTATAAACGAGAAGTAAAAGATACTTTAGATAACGATAAATAAAGTTCTTCTATATTTATAATTGTATCATAGTACAAAAATTAATTGGAGTAACAAATGAGTTCACTTATAAAGCATTTAAAAATTAAAAATACTGGAATATTGTTTGAGTTGTTAACAAGACAAGTTACAGCTGATATTATGAAAGATGCAAAGAAATCTACGGCTGTCATGTTGATTAAGAAATATTTTAAAGAAAGTACAGAACTTGGTCAAGAATTACAACTTTATAATGTGTTAGCACACGAAAAATTTCCACACGAAAATCAAGCCGAAAGGTTAATTGATGCTGTTATTAAAACAAGAACTAAATTATCCAATAAGAAATTAAAACAAGAAAAATATAATCTTATTAAGGATATAAAAGATAATTATGTTATTAGTGAATTTTTTAGTTCACGTATTCCCAATTATAAACTCTTAGCGTCAGTATATAAAGTATTTGGATATACTACCGAAGGTCAAAAACATGACCCGACAGATGAAGTTAAAAGTAGATTTGCAATAGTTGAACATATTATTAGAAAAAAGATAGATAGTAGTATAAAAACAAATAGAATAATTGAAAAATATAAAAAACAAGATAAAGATATGAGATTATTATCTTATAGTATTTTAGTAGACAAGTTTAATACAAAGTATTCATCTTTAAATGAAGAACAACAAGTTTTACTTAAAAAATATATAGAGAATATTTCAAATACAAATTCTTTAAGAGAATTTATTAATAATGAAGTTAAAAGATTAACTAAAACGTTAAAATCAAATTTAAAAGAAGTTGATGACAAAGTTACTACTATAAAATTAAAGGAAGCTACACGATTAACTAAGAAGATGACAAATCATAAAATTGTTAAGGATAGCGATGTTGTTAATTTAATGAGATATTATGAGTTGGTTAAAGAAGTTAAAAATGTCATTTCAAAAAATTAAAGTTAAACAACTTAAAGAGTTGTTAAGACAAATAATAATTGATGTAATAAATGAAGCATCAGTTACTGGTAATATAGATGGGGGTGAAGGCCCCCCAAAAACACCATATTGGGTGAGTCAAAAGAAAAAGAAGAAAAAGTCTGGATATGGTGGTGGTCATAAGAAACCAACAGTTTTAGGATATATGTTGGCTATTGACCCAGAACTAAGAAAAGTTAATTGATTTTTGTGATACAATGGCTACGTCTTGGAAAAAAGATGGCCTACACTTTTTACATAGATTACGTAGTTTATCTAATTTAAAAAGTAGATGGGTTCTTGAAAATACTAAAGTTAGTGGTGAAGAGCCAAGTAAAGTTGAAACTTTACAATTTATTGATAAATGGATTAAAATACTGGACGATATGAGAACAGAAATTTTAAAAAGTAGGAGTTAATAGGTGAAACGATTTAAAATAAAAGAAATACATTCTTGGTTAAATCAACTACCAGAAAATAAATGGAGAAAAATTTATAAGGTAGATGCTAAAAGAGTAGCTTATTTTGTAAATCATGGTAGTAATGCAACATTACCTGTTACTTTGAGTAGAAAATTTGGAGATACTTCTTTTCTTAGAGAATTACAATTAGCTAAAAATTTTGTTTTACATAAAATTGATGAGAAAAGAAAATTGGAAGGAAAAAGTAATAACCCTATAACTGAAGATGTAGAAATGCATACCATTTCTGGAAATAAAAGGTTTATGACTAAAACGGCACTTCCAATATTAAAGAAACATGGTATTAAAAATGTTAAAGTAAATGATGTGGCTGGAGATTTTTTAGAAATAAGATTTTTAGTAGATATTAATAAACTTAAAGTTATTGATAAAGAATTAACACGAAAGAATAGAACAGCGTATGGTGGTATTGTTGAAACATTTAATAAAAAACTTTTAAAAGTAATATATGAAGAAATAATAAAACTTGATAGAAGAGGTATATTAAAAGAAAAATTATCTCAAGAAAGTAGAGAATTGCGTCTTTTTATTGATAATGATGCAAGACTTTATAAATCAAGATATATTCCAATACTTAAAAATTTGAGTAAGTTTAAGAAAAAGGGTAAATATAATTCTAAATTAGCTATAAAAGCTTTTATGTATTTAATTGATGATGGAGCTAAAGTATATGCTAAAGATTATGCCGACGGAGACGCAAGTATATTTTCAAAAAAGGATAGATTACAATTAGCTAAAGATTATGCTGAAGAATTTGAATCACAATATAATAATCAAGAATTTGATTTTATGAAGTAAGGAGTTAAAAAGATGTCAAAATCACTTTTAATAGATATTTTACCTTTCGAGGTAACATCTCGCCAAATAAACGAATCTATATCAGATAATAATGGTAGATTAGTAGTTAGTGGTGTGTTGCAACGAGCTAATTCTAAAAATCAAAATGGTCGTATTTATCCAAAAGAAGTTTTAATACGAGAAGCTAAAAAATATAGTAAAGAATTTATTAAACAACGTAGAGCACTTGGTGAATTAGACCATCCAGAGTCTTCGGTTGTTAATTTAAGAAATACATCACATAATGTTAAAGATATGTGGTGGGAAGGTGATAATTTACTTGGAAAAGTAGAAGTATTATCAACACCAACAGGTAATATTTTAAAAGAGTTATTTAAATCTGGTATAAAACTTGGTATTTCTTCACGTGGGCTTGGTTCTGTTGAATCAGCAAAAGATGATGATACACAAGAAGTACAAAAAGATTTTGAATTGATTGCATTTGACTTTGTTTCTAATCCATCTACACATGGAGCATTTATGCATCCAATGAATGAAGGTGTTGATAAAGAAAATACACGTAATGATGGAACTACTTGTGATAAATGGTGTAGAACCGAAGCAATAATTTCAGATATATTAACTGGAATATAGTATGAATCACTCTATGTGGAAAAAGTGGAGAAAGTTTAGACTTGAAGCTTTAAACGAAGGTGATAAAGACCCAACACTTGAAGGTGTAATAGCTGGTATGACTGGTGCAGCAATGAATCTGATTCCTACTCTTACTAATATGACAAAATATATTGATTTCATTATGAAACCAAATGACCCTAAAAAAAGTCCAGAAGAAAATGATTTAAATAAATTAACTGTTCGTAATGCACTTGAAGATTTAGATGAAAATGCTAAATTGTTAATAAAAAATTATAAATTCATAACGAAATATATTAAAGATGAATATGGATTTACTATGCACGCCAATGATGATAGTGATGAAGACAAAAAAAAAGATGAAGATTTAACAGAAGCTGGACAATGGGTTATAAGAATTAAAAAGGGTAAAAGAGTAAAAAAATTAGAATGTCCACCAGGATTTAAAGTAGATAGTGGCGGAAAACGTTGTAGAAAACAGACTGCTAAAGATATAAAAACTGGAAAAAAGGCCGCTAGAAAACGAATGAAAAAAATGAGGTCTAAAATGGGTAAGATTCAGAAGAAAAGAGCCAAATCTTTGAAAAAAAGAGCGAGTATGAATATTTAATATGAAAGATTTTATAAAAATTGAAAAACAGACTATTAAAAACATTGATAAAGGTATTGGTGATACAATTTCTCGTGCTATAAAAACTATATCTCGCGGAACTATTAAAGAATGTAATGGATGTATTAAAAGAAAAGAAACTTTAAATAAAATTCTTCCTTATAATAGAGATTAGTTGTGATTAAGTTAAAAGATATAGTGGAAGAATCTGTAAACGAAGATTCCTGGGCTACACCAGCCCCATATAGCTCACAAGAAGCAAAATTACATTTAGATATGGATATTAAAAAAATGTCCAAACATTTAGGTAAAGCGTCACAACAAGTCATTAAAATAATGATGAATGGTGTAAAAGGTAATAGATATGATGCTTTAGATATACAACGAGGACTTCAACACGGGCCAGCAACAAGAACACATCATGGTGAGGCGGAGTTTATACAAATGCTGTGGAGAAAAGTTAGAGATGGTTTTCGTAGATATTCGCCAGATAGAAAATTGAAAAGAAAATGATTAAAAAGGTTGGAAGTAAATGGGTAGTGTATTCCAAAGATGGTAGTAAGAAACTTGGTACACATGATACAAAGGAAAAAGCGTTGAAACAATTAGCAGCTATAGAAATTTCTAAACATATACGTTCAGAACTTAAAAAAATGGTAAAAGAAGTGTTAACTGAAGCTGAAACTTCGGCTATTGGTGGTTATGATTTTGGAAGAACTATGGGTGATTCCGCAAATATACATATGACTACTGGTTATCCAAGAGCGTATACTGTTATTGGTAGAGCATTTTATAATAGAGATGATGGTGGTGGTCATTCTTATAAATCATTATATACGGTTTTACTTAATAATAGAACTGATGAAGTAGTTATTAATGCATTAAATTTAGGTACGGGTGATTCAGCTACAGCGTTTAGAAGTAGTTTAGACGCGTTTGGAACGGATTCAAGGTTTCCAAGTGATGTGAGAAATATTGTTTATGAGTTTTTAGGTATACCTGACCCATTACTTACATCACCACGAAGATATGATGAAGCGTGGGGAAGAAGTTCTACCAGTTGGTTTGGGGGAGGCGGTGGCCCATCTAAACCGATGGATAAAAATATGCCAAATAAATTTTTAATTAATATACCAACATTAAAAGATGCTAAAAAAATGTTAAAACAATTGAAAGTAAGATGGAAGACTGCGGTAGATGATTTGACTAAGCCTGGTATATGGTATTTTAGAAATAGAAAAGGTGATACTGTTGGTGGATGGAAAGAAACTCAAAAAACACTTTACTACGAGCGGAAACTTTTTTAAAGTTTATGATATTTATATATAATGAATAGTGTTTCAAAAAAGAAATGGAAATCTTTAGTTGCAATAGCCAAAACAGCTGGTGAATTTTCTGGTAAAACTGGTGATTCATATGATGGAAGAGGATATTTTCCAAATAAAAATATGAGTACTGCAGTTAAAAATTCTATGGTTGGAAGTGCTAAAATGCAAGGTAAAGCGTTAGTACCGAAAATGGAAAGTCAATATGATGATGAAGGTGTATGGAACAAAGGAACACGATATTATGATGTTCCTAAAAATATGATTAAACATAAACTTGATGATAAAGTAAAAAAGACTGGTAAAAGAAATTTTATAAATACTGAAAATAAAATGAAGTATATATTTGGGGAAAGTAAAATGAAAAAATCGGAATTTAATAATTTAGTAAGAAGTATAATTTCCGAAGTAATAGATGTACTTGAAGGTAAAGGTGCTGGACAGCAACAACAACAACAGCAAGGTGGGGGAGCATCTTCTCCTACACAAAGGGTATCTAAAGGCGGTTTCACATTAAAAGATTTTTCTGCAGTACTTGGTGGTGTAGGTGGTAGACAAATATTTCAGGGTGAACCAACATCACGAGCAAAAAGTCATTTTCCCATAGAAAAAGACGCAGAAGTGGCTTTAGCAAAAAGAGGTGAGATACGGTCATTTAAATTAAGTTTATTTAATTTAGGTAAAGGAAAATCAATAGATGCATGGAGAACAATGGTACTTCTTGGTGACACAGACCCAATGGAAAAAGGAAAGTATCAAAGAACAGGCCCCGGTGGTGAAACGTCTGGTTATAAAACAAAGAGTACTACTTCTGATATAGATAGTTTAGCTAGTATACGAAATACAGATGATGCATTTCGTAAAACTGGTGGTGGTGCAAAACGTGGTGGAAGAGAATCATTTAAAGTGAGTGCTAAATATATTAGTTCAAAAACAGATTCTATAAAAATGTATAACGATGTAATTGACAATGAAATAGTTAAATTAAGAGAGTTACAACAAGATGCCGATGCCGGTGATAAAAATTATGTTGCACTTGAAAACTTAATAGAAGATTTAGGTTTGAAACAAGATGAATATTCATTAAAATGGGATTACGCTGTAGCTGCATATTCCAATAACACCGCTACAATGGCAACTGTTAGAAGTAATATAGAAGCAAAAAGAGACGTTATATTAAAAAGAGCTAGAGAAGTTGGTGGTGGTAAAGAAGGTGGTGGTAAAGAAGGTGGTGGTAAAGAAGGTGGTAATTACCCAACGTGGGAAGAACGAGGGCAATATTCTTTTGGTGATATAGTTACTGGTAGGTCTGGTAGGGTTTTTAAAGCAACGAATTTCGATGGAAAACAAGATGAACGAGGACTTGGGGATTTAGACCCAGAAACAAATCATCCAATGTGGGTAGCACAATAATAAATTAAGTTAAGTGAGGATAATCATGGAAAAATCAAAATTTAAAAAATTAATACAAGGTATGGTATTTGAAATGTTAGAAGGTAAGGGAACAGCTCCTGGTTCAACTACAGGTGCCACTCTGCGTGGTGCACCTGGTACTGTTTCTAAAGGTGGATTTACATTACAAGACTTTAGTAAAGTACTTGGTGGTGTAGGTGGTAGTAGGACAAGGGGAAAAGATGCTGGTGGAAAAGGTTCACGAGGTAATGTTCGTGCATCGAAATGGTCTTTATTTAAAGGTGGTCGAAATATAGACAAATGGAGACTTGCTGTACTTCAAGGTGGTTCAGGAGTTGGTAAAACACATAAAACATCTGCTAAGAATGTGACTCCACAACACGCGTATATGCAAACTAAATCAAAAACAAAGGATGTATCTACTAACATAAGTTCTTTAGCGGCTATACGTAAAACAGATGATGTCTTTATTAGGAAAACAGGTGGTCGTAAAATACAAGTAGCAAGTTCTCGGATGAAAGTTAGTGCGGCATATATTAATCAAAAATCTGCGGCTATTACTGCTTATGAAAATATGATTTCGTCACAAAAAGAATCAATAGAGAAACAAATTGACGATATGGTGAACGGTGGTGGTTCTGGTACTATTGAACACATGGCTTTACACGAATTGTTGCTTGATATGGCAATTAGGTTACAAGAATACGAGGTGAAATGGGAATATGCGACTGCGGCTTATAGTGGTAATACATCGGCTATGGAAGCGGCTCGAAGAAGTCTTGAAAATTTGAAAGATGAAAGATTGTCAAGGTCAAAGCAAGTAGGTTCAGGACATTATAGTGGAAAACCATCAGTAAGCCCTTGGCAAGAAAAAGGAAATTATAAATTTGGTGACAAAGTAACAGGTAAAAGTGGTAGAACATTTTTAGCTATCGGTGGAAAGTGGGGTGAAGCATCATTAGGTAAGACTGACCCAGAAAAAGGTCATCCAATGTGGCAACCGCAGAAATAATTATGAAAAAATCACAAATTAGACAATTAGTTAGAGAAACCATTATGGATATGTTTGAAGCAGAGATATCCAAGGGTGGGTTTACATTACAAGACTTTAGTAAAGTACATGGTGGTGAAGCTGGTGGAAGAAAACAAGATAAAGGTTTATTTGACCTACAGAAAAAAGTAGAATTTGGTGTTAAAGGAGCTGATATAGATGCTTGGAGACATAAAGCTCTATTAAGTGGTGATAAAGAAAAATTACCATCTGCAAAATATCAAAGAGATGTTTCTAAAGTAAAAAGTGTTAGTGCTAAAATAGATAGTTTAGCGGCTATAAGAGCACAAGATGAACCTTCAAGAAGAGAAACTGGTGGAAGAGCAAAACCATCTACCAAAGTTAGTGCTAAGTATGTAGGTACAAAAGATGACTCTATTAAACAATATAATCAAATGATGGATGAAGAAATAGCTAAATTGAAGGGAATACAAGAAAAAACTCAAGAGGGAGATGTTAATTTTGTAGCACTTGGAAATTTGATAGAAGATTTGGAGTTAAGAAAACAAGAATATGCATTAAGATGGGATTTTGTAACGGCGGCGTATAGTGAAAATGCCGCGGCTATGGATAATACTCGTGAATCTATTAAAACTGTAAGAAGTCAACTTATGTCAAGACAAAAAGCAGTTGGTAAAGAACCAGAAAAAAATGGTAAAAATGGTGGTAAAAAATAACACTTTAACGGGATGATATGATGAAAAAGAAAAGTAAATTAAACGAATTTTTTATTGCAGGTGGTGTTGTTAGTCGAAGACCATTCGATAACCGAATAGATACACCAGTTAGAGGTTCGGGTATAAAATTATCATCCTTAGTAAAGGAAGGAAATCCAGAATCTTGGGATGAATCTGAAACAACTATGAATGTTCAAAGATTTCTTGAAGATGTTAAGAATTATGCACAAATTGGTAATAATATTTATAGAGAAACCAATCTTAAAGAAATAGCTGTTAAAATTTCTGAAATTGTTGAGTCTGCAAAGATTCATACTATGAATGAGACGGATGATTGGTTTGATAGAGTATCTGTAAAAAGAAATATGAAGGAATTAGGTTCTCTTGCTAGTGGGTTTGTTAAAGCTGCTAAAGAATCTAATTTGATGCAACGAAGAATGGAAACTTTATATGAAGATATGGGTAATATATTAAGTAGATATTATGAAATAGAAGAAGTTTCTTCCATTACTGAAGCTGAAAAGGTAGATAATTTAGATAAACCAGAGTCTGGTGGTAAAGAAGAATATCAGAAATTTTTCAAATCAGCTTTAAAGAAATTTGGTGTTGATTCGCCAGATGACCTTGACGAAGAAGAGAAAAAAGAATTTTTTAATTGGGTAGATAAAAATTGGGCAAACAAGAAGTAATAATTTAATTTAAAGGTTATAATATGATAAAAGTGGTTGTAAGAGATAATAAAATAGAATTAGCATTAAAACAATTTAAAAGAAAAGTAAAAGATTCTGGTTTATTACTTGAATTAAGAGAACGAGAGTTTTATAAAAAACCATCAGATATTAAACGAGTAAAAAAATCAAAAGCAAAATTAAGAATTAAGTACGATAAGTTACGTAGACAACGTGAAAAAATGCTTCGAGGCTTTTGAACGTTTTGGTATATTAGCTTATATTTATTTAAAAACCAAATACACCATTTACCAATCGGTAAATCCTATATGGTGTACCTAAGATAGTTCACATATTATTGTTCCAAATAACAATATTAATCCTAATTTAATGGAGATAAAATTATGGACGACCTTTTGAAAGACGCAATAGCAGACGCAAAAGCAGTTCGTGAAACAGCATTGGAAAATGCTAAAGTAGCTTTACAAGAAGCTTTCACTCCGAGATTAAATCAAATGCTTTCTCAAAAGATTCAAAGTGAAGTTGATGACGACATTTATGAAGAAGACGAGGAAGAAGCCGAAGAAGAAGAGGCCGATGAAGAAGAGGCCGAAGAAGTAGCTGATGATGAAGCTGAAATGGATGCTGAAGAAGCAGACGAAGAAGCTGAAGAAGAAGCTCCTGAAGAGGAAGAAGCCGCTGAAGAAGAACCCGCTGAAGAAGAGGGTGAAGAAGAAGCTGGCGAAGAAGAAGCAGAAGAAGAGGAAGAAGACGACCTTGACCTTGAAGCAGTTCTGAGAGAATTAGAATCAGAATTGAATGAAGAGGATGACGAGGAAGGTGACGATTATCCTGTAGCGGATGAAGAAGAACCCGCTGATTTGGGTGAACCACCTGTCGAACTTTCCCCTGAAGATGCAGTTCTTATGCCAGAACCTTCAGACGAAGAAGGCGAACTTGATTTAGACGCTCCTATGCCAGATGAATATGGCGAGGAAGACGAAGAAGTCGAAGAGGAAATTGACCTTGAAGAAGTACTTAAAGCTCTACAAGAAGAAGATGAAGAAGATGAAGAAGAAGAAGTTGATGAAATTACTAATCTGAAATCTGAACTTGGAGAACATCGCGAAGTGGTTAAGTACCTGCGGTCTAAATTAAATGAGGTCAATCTACTTAATGCTAAACTCTTGTTTACAAATAAGTTGTTCAGGAATCATTCTATGACTAATGAACAGAAAATTAAAGTCATTGAGCAGTTTGACAGAGCTAAGAGTCTACGTGAGGTAAAACTTGTCTTTTCGACAATTGCCGAATCGTTTGGTTCTAAAGCTAAAAGTGTTAATGAAAGTAAAAAAGGTTCAGCTTCAAAAACTGTTGCTTCAACCAAACCCAAATCAAAGGCTGTTATAGCCGAGGGTTCTGAATTGAAGACACGTTTTCAGAAGTTGGCTAAGATACTTTAAAATTGAAACCGTTTAACTTGGAGATTAAAAATGTCAAAAAGTAATCTAAAGTCTATTGAAGGCTTAATGGATAAATATAATCCATATAAAGAACGGCTAGATGAAACTCGTAAGTTGGTAGACAAGTGGGAGCCCACTGGTTTACTCGAAGGTATTGGTGAAGAATCTAAAGTATTTGGAATGGCATGCTTATTGGAAAATCAAGCTCGTCAATTAATTGATGAGTCTTCCAAGACAAGTACCCAATCTAACTCGGAAGAGTGGAGTGGTGTTGCACTTCCTTTGGTACGTAGGATTTTTGGTGAATTGGCTGCACAAGATTTTGTATCTGTTCAACCTATGAACTTACCTTCAGGACTTATTTTTTACCTTGACTTCAAATATGGGTCAGCTCAAGCTGGTCACACTCAGAATTCAGACATACATGGTATGACTTCTGGTTCTGGTGACGCTTCTGGTGGTCTTTATGGAGCAGGTAAATTCGGATACTCAATTAACGATTCCGTCGCATCTGTAGCATCTGGAAATTATTCTTCCAGTTCAGTTGTTTGGGGTGACGTTGATTTTGAACCCGACCTGAGTTCTTCTTTAGACAATCTAAGAAAAATTACTATCGCTCTCGCAGACGATGGTATGACAAATCCTGATTTCGATGGCGTAAGAGCTTTCGAAATTTCAGGTTCTGATACAGCGGCTATCGCAACTCATTACCCAGCTTATGCTAACTGGGATGGTTCGAACTGGAACTTTATTGTAAAGACTTCTGGTGCGTACGAAGTTGATGGCTCTGTACACGTGAAGTATCACAAAGCACCTACGGATGTTACTCGTGGTGACTTTGAAGATTCACCTACAGAACCTGCAACGGATGCTGGAATTCCTGAAATTGATATTCAGATGAAATCTATTCCGATTGTAGCAAAAACTCGTAAATTGAAAGCTGTTTGGACTCCTGAGCTTGCTCAAGACCTTAACGCTTATCATTCTGTTGACGCAGAAGCTGAGTTGACTGCTATGTTATCAGAATACATCTCAATGGAAATTGATTTGGAAATTCTTGATATGTTGATGGCTAACGCCTCTGCAAAAACTGAACGTTGGTCAGCAAGAGTAGGATATGAGTATAACTCATCTACAGCTCTTTTCGCTGCCACATCTGATAACGCTTCCGCGTACGTAAAAGGAACTTGGTTCCAGACTCTTGGTAACAAGATACAGTCTGTTTCCAATGCAATCCATCAGAAAACTCTACGTGGTGGAGCAAACTTTATGGTCGTAAGTCCTGAAGTTGCTACTATCATCGAGTCTATTCCTGGATATGCTGCTGATACGTCTGGTGACGCGACACAAGGTTCATTTGCAATGGGTGTACAAAAAGTTGGTTTATTGAACAACCGTTTTACGGTCTACAAGAATCCATACATGCAAGAGAACGTAATACTTTGTGGTTTTAGGGGAAGTAATTTCCTTGAAACTGGTGCTGTATACGCTCCGTATGTACCACTCATCATGACTCCGTTGGTCTATGACCCAACAAACTTTACGCCTCGTAAGGGTGTGATGACAAGATACGCGAAGAAAATCGTGCGTCCTGAATTCTATGGTAAAGTTGTTGTTGCTGATGTTAACTACGTTTAACATTTAGAACGCGATAGATAAAATTGGGGAGTCATTTGACTCCCCTTTTTTTATAGCAAAGATATTTATTATTGATAAAATGTACAGTTTATTAATAGTTGGAGAATAATATGGCAACTCAACCAATATGGCCAGGAAGTGGTTCTTATACAGACGCTACAGATACGCCATTTAGTTTTTATACAAGTGACGTTACATATGTAACACATTCGGTACAAACAGCCGAGTGGGTTGCTAAAAGACTTGGATATCCTATAATGGATGTTGAGTTACAAGGTGTACAGATGTATGCTTGTTTTGAAGAAGCAGTTACTGAGTATTCATCTATTGTAAATCAATATAACATAAAAGAAAATATGTTAAAAGTACAAGGAGCACCAACATCTTCTAATTTTACACACACTGTTGTTACGGATTTAGGTAGAGCAATAACTATATCTGAAGCATATGGTGCTGAAGTTGGGGTTGGTGGTAGTGTTGATTGGAAAACTGGTTATGTAGTAACTTCAGGTAGTCAACAAGTATATGATTTGGATGAATGGGCAATTGTTTCTGAGAGTAGTTCTCCAATAGAGATTAAAAGGGTATTTCACGAAGCTCCACCAGCAGTAACAAGGTATTTTGACCCATATGCAGGAACAGGTGCTGGTACTGATAATGTAATTGATTCTTTTGGGTGGGGTAACTATTCCCCTGGTGTTCAATTTACTATGATGCCTATCTACGCTGATATTTTAAAAGTTCAAGCAATAGAATTTAATGACCAAATACGAAAATCTGCATATACATTTGAGTTGATAAATAATAAATTAAGAGTTTTTCCAATTCCAACAGCAGAATTTAAATTATTTTTTCAATATATTAGAAAAGATGATAGATGGAAGACTTTAACAAATGAAGTTACCGATACATATGAATCTGGTGGTCAAACAGCGGTACAATCAGACTTTTCTAACATTAGATATGATAATATGGTATATTCCTATATAAATCATCCAGGCCAACAATGGATTAGGAAATATACTTTAGCTCTTTGTAAAGAATTGTTGGGTATTATAAGAAGTAAATATGGTAGTATACCAATACCAGGTGCAGAAACTACTATGGATGGAGAAACATTACGTTCAGAAGCTACAGATGAAAAAACTACACTTGTAGAACAATTGAGAGAGATGCTAGATGTTTCAACTGGTGATGAGTTGATGCAAGAAGAAGCGGCTGAAGCAGAAGCGACACAAGAGATTTTGAAAAAAGTGCCTTTGTCAATTTATATAGGATAATATTATGGCCGGAAGATTTAATTCTGCAAATGATTTAAGAACATTTGAAACTTTTAATAAAGAGTTAATAGGTGATTTACGTCTAAGTAAAGATGGTATAATAAATCAACAAATAACTATATTTAAAGTTTCTGTGATGGATACGAGTACTAATTTATATGGTGAGTCTACTGGTGGTAAAGTTTATAAACCAGGTGTTAAATTAGCTTGTATGATTGAGTCTGGTGATATAGATTTTAATATGGATGAATTTGGAGCAGATAGTTTACAAGATGCTACATTTTTTATGTTAAGAGAATCTTTGACAGATTTAGATTTCGTTCCAGAGTTGGGAGATATAGTAGAATGGAATTATGCACATTTTGAAATTAATGGTATAAATGAAAATCAATTGGTTGGCGGTATGTATGACCAAAATTGGTCTGTTAATTGTACTGCACATTTAATTAGGTCTGTCAATTTACAAATTGAAAGAGTGAGAAAAGTATAATGGCTACAAGATATAGACCAATACCAGAAGTACAAAAAACTGAAAGAAGCCCTGGTGTTAACGCTAATAGAGGAAAACAATTATCAAGAAAAAAAGATAATGTTAAAGATTATAGCATTGGTTTAATGGATGTAGATGGTGCAATTATGTATTATTTTAATGAGGTAATAAAACCAACTATTGAAGATAATGGTGAAGTTGCTAAAGTTCCTGTTCTTTATTCTAATGCAGAAAGATGGAAGACTGCTCAAGTTGATGGAGTGATACGAGATAATAGAAAACAAGTTATTTTACCAGTAATAACTTTTAAAAGAACAAGTATTGCTAAAGATGAAAGTATTCCAGTAGATAAATTAGGTGATAGAGACCCACAATTATTTTATCACTTTGAAAGATTATATAATTCTGAAAATAGGTATGATAAGTATAGTGTACAACAAGGTCTTACACCAGCAAGACAATATCATTCAATAGCGATGCCGGATTATATGACTATGACTTATGATGCTATTATTTGGACGAGTTATACTGAACATATGAATGAGATAATAGAAAAAATTAATTTTTCTGAAGGTTCTTATTGGGGAGAACCTGGTAAGTTTAAATTTAGAGTAGCTATAGATTCGTTTGATGATGCTACGGAGTTGGCTGATAGAGAAAGAATTGTAAGAAGTTCGTTTTCTTTTAGTTGTAGAGGATATTTGATGCCAGATAGTATTAATAAAGCAATAAGTACAAGAAAATATTTTACACCAAAAGCAATTACTGTAACAGAAGTTGTTGAGTAGGAGAATATAATGGGAGTTAATAATCAATTAGGCGGAGTAACAGATTTTATTAGATTAGCAGAAACGCAAACAGGAAATCAAGCTACAGATATAGAGTTTACTAATACTTTTGGTGGTGAGACGATATTTATAATGAGAGGAGATGGTACTGCGGTATCTGGTAGCGATACTGTTAATTTGGATTATATTGGTAGTCGGTATTATAGAAAAATTTATAATTTTGCTGGAAATGAATCGTCATCAATAGGTCAAAATAATTCACAAGTTTTTGAATTTTCATCATCTCTTGATAGTGGGTATCGTATAAAAAATGGTACGGTAGATGTAAATGTTAATGGAACAATAATGGTATCTAATACAGACCAATTGGGGCCAAGTACAGTAGATTTTTATCTAAGTAGTTCTTATGAACAAGTTAATGTAAGAAAATTATATACTGGTGGATTGGGTTTAACACTTGAACCAAGTGATATAGTTAATATATCGTTTCAACAGGAGAAGATTTAAATGGGAATTAACTGGATACCAGGTCAGTTAGGTATTAAACAAGTAGAAGGGTATAGGGGCGTTACAAGAGATTTTGTAACACCAATTTCTGAGTCTGCTTTTGGTGGAGATGTTTTAAAATTTCATGATAGTACAACCAGTTCAATAGAAAATGGATTTACTATGAATTTAGTAAAAGGTAGTCCTTACTATTCAACTGATATTGTAAATAGAGATTTTAGTGACTCGGCTATGTATTATATACGAGAGAATTTTGTATTCAATGAGATGACGGCGTCTACTTCGGAATACCAAGAATTTCATCCAAGATTATTGGGTGATAAAAGGAAAGTTAAAAATGGAACTCTCCAAATTAGTGTTAATGGTTGGCCAATGAGGTCAATATCTGGTTCAACAATAGACCAAACTATTAGTACTAATGGTGTAGAATTTTATTTAGATTCTACACAAAAAAAAGTACGTATTAAAAAATTATATGTTGAAGATGAAAATAAAGTCGCAGGTGAAAGAGTTTTATTAGGAATAGATTTAAATAGTGACGATATAGTTTCATTTAAATATCAACAGGAGACAAGTTAGATGCCACTTATAGACCCGATACGACAATTAAAACCAGCTCCATCATCGAGTAGAGTTTTACAATCTTCTGTACTTACAAGTTCGGATACTGGACTACCTACATTACAATGGGGTCAAGTTAGTCTTGAAGTACTTGGAACTGGTAGTTTAGATATGGGTTCAGGTAATACCCTATCTGTTGGTTATATTGATAGCTATAACAATATAATAAGAAATTCATTAAGTGATACTTCTATTCAATTACTTGTAGATGGGTATGCGTCTGGTAGTGTTAAAGTATGGGGAGATTTGGTTGTAGAAGGAAGTCAATCTATACAAAATACTGTTACTTTTGCTGTAGAAGATTCTATTCTTGATTTAAATTTTAGTGGGTCTACCGCATTAGCGGCACAAGATAGTGGTTTAAATGTTGGTCGTAATGGTTTAAATAATGCAAGATTACTATGGGATGAATCAGAAACAAGTTGGATGATAGACAAAGGAAGTGGTGTTTTAGAGACAATAGGTGGTGCTACAGGTTCAGGTTTTCTTGGTTCTACTAATACTAATATGTCTTCTTCTACTATGTTAGAAGGTGCTAATTTAACTTTTGAAGGTGGTGGTGAAGTACAAGGGTTACCAGGTACACCATCAACTGGAAGTGCGGCTGTATCATATACATTTGTATCTGAATCTTTATTTAGTTATGCTAGAAATACTACATCAAAGAAAGCTGATACAGTTACTGCACCATCAACAGCTTCTTTTAATAGTGTTTATACGGCGTCAGCACCAGATGGATTTAGTTCAACTAATAAAGATGATTTTTTATTCTTTATCAATGGACAATATATGGAACACGAAGCTGTTACAATTAGACAAGAAGATTCAAATTTAAAATTGTATATTGATAGTGCAAGTTTAGGAATGGAATTTGATGCAGATGATGAAATAGTTGGATGGGGTAAGTTTACTATATAATATGATATTTATGTATGAGAGAAATAATTGGAATAAATAATGGCCAAAATTGAAGAAAAACAATTAGATGACGTTCTTATAGCGGGATTAAGTGGAACAAGTGGTTCTTCTGGTTCTTCTGGTTCCAGTGGTTCAAGTGGAACGAGTGGAACAAGTGGAACAAGTGGAAGTTCTGGTTCAAGTGGAAGTAGTGGTTCGTCTGGAACAAGTGGAACAAGTGGTTCGTCTGGTTCCAGTGGAAGCAGTGGTTCGTCTGGCACCGATGGAACTTCGGGTACTGATGGAACTTCGGGTACTGATGGAACAAGTGGAAGTTCTGGTTCAAGTGGAAGTAGCGGAACAAGTGGAAGTTCTGGAACAAGTGGTTCGTCTGGTTCAAGTGGAAGTTCGGGTTCAAGTGGAACAAGTGGTTCAAGTGGTACAGACGGAACAAGTGGTTCGTCTGGTTCCAGTGGAAGTTCGGGTTCCAGTGGCTCAAGTGGAACTGATGGAACAAGTGGTTCTTCAGGTTCCAGTGGCTCAAGTGGAACTGATGGAACAAGTGGTTCTTCAGGTTCCAGTGGCTCAAGTGGTTCGTCTGGAACAAGTGGAACAAGTGGTTCGTCAGGTTCCAGTGGTTCAAGTGGAACTGATGGTACAAGTGGAACTGATGGAACGTCTGGTACAGACGGAACGAGTGGTTCAAGTGGTTCAAGTGGTTCCAGTGGTTCAAGTGGAAGTTCTGGAACTGATGGAACAAGTGGTTCATCTGGTTCAAGTGGAAGTTCTGGAACTGATGGAACAAGTGGTGTATCCGATACCTATGTTACAACATCTTCTACAAGTGTAGCTATACCAACATCACACCCAACCACAGTAACAATTACTGTTGGTACTGGACTTGGATGGAGTACAGGTCAAAAATCTCTTGTAGCTAAAACAGGTGACGCGTCAAAAAGATTTTTAATGGAAGTAACCAGTTATAATACTGGTACAGGAGTTTTAATAGGTGACTCGGAATCAAATAATGGTACTGGTACTATTGATACATGGTCTGTAAATTTAGAAGGTGTTGCAGGAGACGATGGAACATCTGGTTCTTCAGGTTCAAGTGGAACTGATGGTACAAGTGGAACTGATGGTACATCTGGTACAGATGGTACGAGTGGTTCGTCAGGTTCAAGTGGTTCAAGTGGTTCAAGTGGGTCTTCAGGAACTGATGGTACAAGTGGTTCCAGTGGAAGTTCAGGTTCAAGTGGTTCCAGTGGTTCGAGTGGTACAGACGGAACAAGTGGAAGTAGTGGTTCTTCAGGTTCTTCAGGTTCAAGTGGAACTGATGGTACATCTGGTACAGATGGAACAAGTGGTTCAAGTGGTTCAAGTGGAACGAGTGGTTCAAGTGGTTCGAGTGGCTCAAGTGGAAGTTCAGGTTCAAGTGGTACAGACGGAACAAGTGGAACTGATGGAACAAGTGGAACTGATGGAACAAGTGGAAGTAGTGGTTCGTCAGGTTCAAGTGGGTCTTCAGGAACTGATGGTACATCAGGTTCAAGTGGTAGTTCTGGTTCCAGTGGTTCAAGTGGTACTGATGGAACTTCTGGTTCAAGTGGGTCTTCTGGTTCAAGTGGTTCAAGTGGTTTAGACGGAAACTTTGGTGGAGCTTCATTTGAATATGATTTTGAAGCAACATTTACTTCAGATTCAGACCCAGGCACTGGGATGTTACGATTAAGTAGTGCTACACAAAATACTGCTACTGAAATTTATATAGATGATACTGATGTAAATTCTACTGATATACAAAGTTATATGCGTACCATTGACGATAGTACATCAACTTTAAAAGGTCATGTAAAGATTTCAAAAAAATTCTCTACTGGTGAATTTTTATTATTTACTATAACAGATTTAACAGAAAATTCTGGTTATTTTACTATAGCCGTTACTAATGTAGATTATTCAACGGCATCACCATTTGGTGATAATGATGATATAATAGCTACCTTTGCTAGAACTGGTGATAAAGGTGATACAGGCGAGGCAGGAACAAGTGGAACTGATGGAACGTCAGGTTCAAGTGGTTCATCTGGTTCAAGTGGTTCAAGTGGAACTGATGGAACAAGTGGTTCGAGTGGTTCGAGTGGTTCAAGTGGTTCAAGTGGAACTGATGGTACATCTGGTACAGATGGAACAAGTGGTTCGAGTGGTTCAAGTGGAACAAGTGGAACAAGTGGTTCGTCTGGAACAAGTGGTTCTTCTGGTTCTTCTGGTTCTTCAGGTTCCAGTGGTTCAAGTGGAACTGATGGTACATCTGGTACAGATGGTACAAGTGGAACTGATGGAACTTCAGGTACAGATGGAACAAGTGGTTCAAGTGGAAGTTCGGGTTCAAGTGGGTCAAGTGGAACAAGTGGCTCGAGCGGTTCAAGTGGGAGCTCAGGTTCCAGTGGTTCAAGTGGAACTGATGGAACAAGTGGTTCGTCAGGTTCATCTGGCTCGAGTGGTTCAAGTGGTTCAAGTGGATTAACTGGTGATGCATATGAAACTACATCTTCTACAAGTGTAGCAATACCAACATCACATCCAACTACTGTTACAATAACAATTGGAACTGGTTTACAATGGACAATTGGTCAGACTGCTCTTGTAGCGTATACAAATTTAAAGAAATTTCAAGGTTCAGTAAGTGCATATAATGGTGTAACGGGAGTTGTAGAATTAGCTTCTACATCAAATACTGGTACGGGTACTTATGATGATTGGGAAGTAAATCTTGGTGGTGTTGAAGGGCCAGCAGGAACAAGTGGTTCTTCAGGTTCAAGTGGTTCAAGTGGAACTGATGGAACTTCGGGTACAGACGGAACAAGTGGTTCGTCAGGTTCAAGTGGAAGTTCGGGTTCAAGTGGAAGTTCGGGTTCAAGTGGAACAAGTGGTTCAAGTGGTACAGACGGAACAAGTGGGTCTTCAGGTTCAAGTGGAACGAGTGGAACTGATGGAACAAGTGGTTCAAGTGGAAGTAGTGGTTCTTCAGGTACAAGTGGAACGAGTGGAACAAGTGGTTCCAGTGGTTCAAGTGGAAGTTCTGGAACTGATGGAACAAGTGGTTCGTCAGGCTCAAGTGGCTCAAGTGGTTCAAGTGGTACAGACGGAACAAGTGGTTCTTCTGGTTCAAGTGGTTCAAGTGGAAGTAGTGGAACAAGTGGAAGTAGTGGTTCGTCAGGTTCATCTGGCTCAAGTGGAAGTTCTGGAACCGATGGAACAAGTGGTTCTTCAGGTTCAAGTGGAACAAGTGGAAGTTCTGGAACCGATGGAACAAGTGGTTCTTCAGGTTCAAGTGGAACTGATGGAACTGATGGAACTTCAGGTACTGATGGAACAAGTGGGTCTTCTGGTTCAAGTGGTTCAAGTGGAAGTTCTGGAACAAGTGGTTCAAGTGGCTCGTCAGGTTCTTCAGGTTCAAGTGGAACTGATGGAACTTCGGGTACAGATGGAACAAGTGGTTCAAGTGGTTCAAGTGGTACAGATGGAACAAGTGGGTCTTCAGGGTCAAGTGGTTCATCTGGGTCAAGTGGGTCAAGTGGTTCATCTGGGTCAAGTGGGTCAAGTGGTGTAGATGGAAACTTTGGTGGTGTAACATTTGCATATACTTTTGAGACAAATACTACAAACGCAAACCCAGGTTCTGGTGATATAAGATTAGATAATGCTACACAAAATGCTGCAACAGGTATTTATATCTGTGATACTGATGAAGATGGTACAGATATATCATCTTATTTACAAACTATTGATGATTCTACGAGTGCTATTAAAGGTCATGTAAAGATTTCAAATAAATTAGATTCAAGTCAATTTATATTATTTACAATTGCAAGTTTAACAGATAATGTTGGATATTTTGATGTAACTGTAAGTCCAGTAGATTCATCTGGTGCTACACCTTTTGAAGCTAGTGAAGATATAATTGTAACCTTTGCTAGAACTGGTGATGCAGGAACAAGTGGTTCTTCAGGTTCAAGTGGGTCAAGTGGTTCAAGTGGAACTGATGGAACAAGTGGAAGTAGTGGTTCCAGTGGTACGTCTGGTTCAAGTGGAACTGATGGAACAAGTGGAAGTAGTGGTTCTTCAGGTTCAAGTGGGTCAAGTGGTACAGATGGTACATCTGGAACTGATGGAACAAGTGGTTCCAGTGGCTCAAGTGGTTCAAGTGGCTCAAGTGGAAGTAGTGGAACTGATGGAACAAGTGGAAGTAGTGGTTCAAGTGGAAGTAGTGGTTCTTCTGGTTCAAGTGGAACTGATGGAACGAGTGGAAGTAGTGGTTCTTCGGGAACTGATGGAACATCTGGTTCTTCAGGTTCAAGTGGAACTGATGGAACGAGTGGAAGTAGTGGTTCTTCAGGTTCGAGTGGAAGTTCTGGTTCAAGTGGTTCAAGTGGCACGTCAGGTTCTTCAGGTACAGATGGAACAAGTGGTTCAAGTGGAAGTAGTGGTTCTTCAGGTTCGAGTGGTAGTGCTGGTACAAGTGGTGTGTCTGATAAATATGCTTCAACATCTTCTACTTCTAAGGCAATACCAACATCACATCCAACTGCAGTAACAATTACAATAGGTACTGGATTATCGTGGTCTGTTGGTCAATCAGCACTTGTTGCGTCTGATAATGATAATAAATTTGTAGGTGAGGTAACTTCTTATACGACTGGTACTGGTGTACTTGTATTAGATTCTACATCAAATACTGGTACAGGTACATATGATGATTGGGAAGTTAATTTAGAAGGTGCTCCAGGCCCCGCTGGTACAAGTGGTAGTTCTGGTTCATCTGGTTCTTCAGGTTCAAGTGGAACGGATGGTACAAGTGGAAGTTCGGGTTCAAGTGGAACAAGTGGAAGTTCTGGAACAAGTGGAAGTTCTGGAACAAGTGGTTCAAGTGGTTCCAGTGGTTCAAGTGGAACTGATGGAACTTCAGGTACAGATGGAACAAGTGGTTCAAGTGGTTCCAGTGGCTCAAGTGGGTCAAGTGGAAGTTCAGGTTCCAGTGGAACGGATGGAACAAGTGGAACAAGTGGTTCGTCTGGTTCAAGTGGAAGTAGTGGTTCTTCAGGTTCAAGTGGAACAAGTGGAAGTAGTGGAACAAGTGGTTCAAGTGGAACTGATGGAACAAGTGGAAGTAGTGGTTCTTCAGGTTCCAGTGGCTCGTCAGGTTCAAGTGGCACAAGTGGTACAGATGGAACGTCAGGTTCAAGTGGAAGTAGTGGTTCTTCAGGTTCAAGTGGAACATCTGGCACAAGTGGTTCGAGTGGTTCTTCAGGTTCAAGTGGTTCAAGTGGAACGGATGGTACAAGTGGAACTGATGGCACAAGTGGTTCGTCAGGTTCATCTGGAACAAGTGGTTCAAGTGGAAGTTCAGGTTCCAGTGGTTCAAGTGGAACAAGTGGTTCAAGTGGAACGGATGGTACAAGTGGAAGTTCTGGTTCAAGTGGTACAAGTGGAAGCTCAGGCACGAGTGGGTCAAGTGGAACTGATGGAACGTCAGGTTCAAGTGGTTCATCTGGTTCAAGTGGTTCAAGTGGAACGAGTGGTTCAAGTGGTTCAAGTGGAAGTAGTGGTTCTTCAGGTTCAAGTGGAACAAGTGGTTCAAGTGGAACAAGTGGTTCATCTGGGTCAAGTGGTTCCAGTGGTTCATCTGGGTCAAGTGGCTCAAGTGGTTCAAGTGGTGTAGATGGTAATTTTGGTGGAGCTTCATTTGAGTATGATTTTGCTACAGCTACTTCAATGGTTGACCCAGGAAGTGGTGCTCTAAGACTTAATGCGGCAGACCAAAATACAGCTACTAACATAGCTATTGATGAATTAGATGTTAATGGTACAGATATTTCAAGTTATCTTGTTACCATAGATGATTCCACATCTACTATTAAAGGACACGTAAAGATTTCAAATAAAACTGATAGTAGTCAGTTTATATTAGCAACAATCTCAAGTCAAACTGATAATACAGGATGGCACACAATTGTTATATCTGTAGTTGATTCATCAGCTACATCACCATTCAGTAATGCAGAAGATATTATAGTTACATTCGCTAGAACTGGTGATAAAGGTGACGCTGGAACGTCAGGTACTGATGGAACAAGTGGAAGTAGTGGAAGTAGTGGAAGTTCTGGTTCTTCAGGTTCAAGTGGTTCCAGTGGTTCAAGTGGAACTGATGGAACAGATGGAACAAGTGGTTCAAGTGGAACTTCTGGTTCTTCAGGTTCCAGTGGTTCGTCAGGTTCAAGTGGTTCAAGTGGAAGTTCTGGAACAAGTGGTTCAAGCGGAACAAGTGGTTCAAGTGGTTCAAGTGGAAGCTCAGGTTCCAGTGGCTCAAGTGGAACAAGTGGTTCAAGTGGTTCAAGTGGAAGTTCGGGTTCAAGTGGTTCAAGTGGAACTGATGGAACAAGTGGAAGTTCGGGTTCAAGTGGAACTGATGGAACAAGTGGTTCTTCAGGTTCCAGTGGTTCAAGTGGTTCAAGTGGTTCAAGTGGAACTTCTGGTTCTTCAGGTTCCAGTGGTTCGTCAGGTTCAAGTGGTTCAAGTGGAACTGATGGTACAAGTGGTTCTTCAGGTTCCAGTGGTTCTTCAGGTTCAAGTGGTTCAAGTGGAACTGATGGAACAAGTGGTTCGTCAGGTTCAAGTGGTTCAAGTGGTTCGAGCGGAACTGATGGAACGTCAGGTTCAAGTGGAACTGATGGAACAAGTGGTTCAAGCGGAACTGATGGAACAAGTGGTTCAAGCGGAACTGATGGAACAAGCGGTTCAAGCGGAACTGATGGAACAAGTGGCTCAAGTGGTTCAAGTGGTTCAAGTGGTTCGTCAGGTTCAAGTGGTTCAAGTGGTGTAACCGTAAGTGGAACAAGTGGTTCTTCAGGTTCAAGTGGTTCAAGTGGTTC